CTTGAGGTGCGCTCGGCTACCCACCCTGAGACGCTTGTTGGTGATGGCCTCCACGGTGTGATTATGAGCGAGGCTGCCAAGCATAAGAGGGAGACGTGGGAGCAGTATATCCGCCCTTCCCTCGCGGACTACAGGGGTTGGGCATCGTTCGTAACAACGCCAGAAGGCTTTAACTGGCTATATGACCTGTGGATGCTGGGAATTAGCGACGATCCGACGTTTAAGGACTTCCAGTCGTGGCGCTTCCCGAGCTGGGAAAACCCGTACGTGTACCCGGATGGTCGGGCTGACTCCGAAATCAAGCTCATCGAGGCAACGACGGCTGCTGAATGGTTCCTGCAGGAGTTTGGTGCCGAGTTTGGCAGCTTCTTGGGCAAGATTTACGGCGAATTTGACCCTACTTTGCACATCAAGAGGCACACTTTCAACCCAGATTGGCCGAATTACATCGCATTTGACTGGGGTTTCACTAACCCACTCGCCGCGATCGAGTTCCAGGTCGACCCCTGGGACAGAGTGTACGTGTGGCGCGAGCACTACAAGGCGTTCATGCAGCTTGGTGAGCACATTCGGTACCTGAAGGGCCGCGATCAGCCGCCTGGATACCACCTAGACCTCGCATTTGGCGATGCTGCTGACCCAGAAGCAGCCATGTTTGTGAGTCAGCAGCTGGTTGGGTGCTATGCCCTCGACGAGGCGAAGAGCAACTGGCGCCAGGGTGTTGACTTGGTGAAGACCTTCCTGATGCCGCGGGATGTTTACGCGCCAGATGGGTCGCTGGTTGTGGACGACGAGTACGGTACACCGCACCAAGAGCCATGGATGTTCATAGATCCAAGCTGCATCAACACCATTCGGGAGTTCAACAACTACCGAGCAGTCGATGCTAGGCCTGAGATCAACCCACGTGAGGCCGCCAAGCGCTTCGATGACCACGCACTCGATGCGCTTCGCTACGGTCTTATGCACCGCTTTGAGCTGGGCTGCCACGCCCACCTCTCGGATGTGTATGGTCCGAGTAACCTCGTCGATACCAAGACCTTCTTCCACCGCGAGGCGGATTCCGGCTACTTCACCACCAAGATGGAATTCTAGGAGCCAATGATGACTACCGCAGAAGATAACGCCCGTGTGGGGATTGGTACTGCGGAAGTGTCGCGCAGTGAAGATCGTGAATATATCAACGATGCTTCTGCGGCTCTTGGTGCTTATGTCGACTACAAGCAGGTTACATTCCGACAGGCGCTCGAGGGCTTGGATGTGGTTGCTGCTCGGCATGACCCAGCACATGGCTCCTACATGGTTATGGCTGAGCGTACGTCGACCGTGTCGCGGGATCGTGTGTCGATTCGTGAGCTTGGCCAGAGTTCGCCGTCGCCGTGGACAGCTTGGACGCGTGAAGAGTGGAACCCGAAGCTCCGCGGGCGGCTAGGCTTGCACGAGTACTACAAGATGAAGCGGCAGGATGGTATCATCCGCGGCTCGCTTCGCCTCCTGAAGACTCCTATTCAGGCTGGTCGGTGGTTCATCGAGGCTGGTGGCGAGTCGGCGATGGAGAAGAAGGCTGCCAAGTTTGTCGAGAAGAACTTCTTCGAGAAGCTGAACACGTCGTGGTCGCGATTCCTTGACGACGTGCTACTCATGTGTGAGTACGGCCACATGGTGTTCGAAAAGGTCTGGGAGGTTCGTGATGGTAAGCTTTACCTTCGCAAGCTCGCTCCTAGGCACCCCCTAGATGTCCGTGAGTGGCTCTACGACGACAACGGAGGTCCCGATGGCGTAGTCATGGAAGCTACCGAGATGTCGGGGACTGGCGACCAAGGTATCTTCATCCCCATCGAGAAGCTTGTCATCTTCACTCTCGAAGCCGAAGCTGGCGACCTTCGGGGCATCTCGGTGCTACGCTCAGCGTACAAGCACTACTTCTACAAGGATACGCTGTACAAGATTGACGCCATCCAGAAGGAGCGGCATGGTATCGGCGTGCCAATCATCAAGCTACCGCCGAACTTCAACGACGAGGACAAGCGTCTTGCCGACGAGATCGGTCGGAACCTGCGAACCAACGAGAAGTCGCACATCGTCATTCCTCCGATGTGGGAAATCCTGTTCGCCAAGCTCGAGGGGCAGCCTGTTGACTGCCTCAAGAGCATTGAACACCACAATATGCAGATCATGGCGAACATTCTTGCACCGTTCCTCGACGATTCCAGCGTTGATCCCAAGTCGACAGACATGTTCCTCAAGTCGACGAGGTATATCGCGCTGACGATCTGCGACATCGTGAATCACCACGTCATTCCACAGCTAGTGGACGCTAACTTTATCATGGGTCCTGACGATTGCTACCCGTACCTGCGGGTGCGTCGTATCGGCGAGTGGGAAGACATTCGCACTATGTCGTTCGCCTTCCGTAACTTCGTTGGTGCTGACGCCATTCGTGGTGACGATCCTCTCGAGGACTTCTTCCGGAAGGAATTGGACCTCCCGAAGCGTGATCCTGCGACAGCGCGTTTGATGAACCAGCCAGAAGAGGACGAGGGCGACGATAACAGTCCAGATGATACTGGACCGCCCAAGGTGGGTCTACCGAGGCAGGCTCCACCGAAGGCTAAGCCACCGAACAAGTCGAAGGGCCGTGACAGGTCCGGCGGGTAAGTTATACTGGTATATCCCGCTACAGTGCGTTCCATGAGCTACGTAGAGTACAATAGGATTGTACGAGAGGGGTGAGCGCCGTGCCTAAGGCGACGAAGAAGGGCACGAAGGCAAAGAAGAGCACGAAGAAGGCAATGCCCAAGAAGCCAAAGGGAGGCGGGTACTAGTGGCAGACTTTAGCTACTACATCGACCTCTCCGAAGTCAAGTTCGCCGAGGGTCAGACCTCCTCGTGGCTTCACGCGATGCCTCTGGGCAAGGTGCAGCACCCCATCTACGGCGAGATGGACTTCGGCGAGTCTGCGTTGACTGCCTACGCTAATAGCGTGATCGGTCGGACGCTGGGTAACGTCGATCCTGCAATCGACTACGACCACCAGGAGTACAGCGGCATTGCGGCTGGTTGGGTCAAGTCGGCGAAAGTTCAGACAGATGCTGCGGCCGGTAACGGCTTGCAGCTCTTTGTCGAGTGGACTGACAACGCCGTGAAGCTGATCAAGGCTAAGGAGTACCGCTACTTCTCGCCGACGTTCCGCGAGGTGTGGGAAGACCAAGACGGCAAGAAGCACAACAACGTGCTGTTCGGCGGCGGCCTTACGAACCGCCCGTACCTGAAGAATCTGGTACCAGTCAACCTGTCGGACCTGTCCTTTAAGAATCCGGCGAACCCATCCCCCACGGAGGATGATATGGATATGAAGAAGCTCCGGGAGATGCTCGGTCTGCCGGAGACCACGAGTGACGACGACACGTGGAAGGCGTTCGCGGACAACTGGGCCAAGCTCCAGGTGCCCGCCGACCCTCCCAAGATTGACCCGCCGAAGGTTGATCCTCCGGCGCCCACCTTCCAGCTTTCGGAAGAGCTCCGCGCCCTTGCGGCTGCAAATCCCATCGTCGATGGCATGATCAAGGCGTTTGAGAACCAGATTCGCCAGTCGGCCGACCAGGAGAAGCAGCTCCGCGAGCAGGCGATCGCCGTCGAGCTGAGTGCACTCGACCGCTCGAACCTTGTTGTGGCACCTTCCACCAAGGACCTCGCTCACGACATCGCGATGGAGCTCAACGAGGCCGTTGCCGAGAAGTTCTGGAAGCTGATGGACAACCTCATCACTAGCCAGGCCTTCGTCATCGAGATGGGCGAACGCTCACGGTCCGGTTCTTCGTACAACCGCGACAAGAGCGCCAAGCAGCTGTTCGAGGAGTACACCAACGCACTCGTCGCCGGCGGCATGCAGTATGCCGACGCAGTGTCCCAGGTCTCCGCGACGCACCCGGGTCTGTACGACCGGTACCGCGACGAGACGTTCATCACGAGGGTCTGAGAGGGGGTAAGTCATGGCACACGGTGGTAACTACGTTCTTAGCAAGGGCTTCAAGGTCCTCGCGACTTACAACAGCTCAGCCGCAGCAGGTGTGACCAAGTTCCGCGGCGTCAAGTTCGCGGCCGGCGACACCATCGACCTCAACGTGGCAGCGACCACAATGGGCGTTGGTATCGTTCAGGATGACATCGACCAGGTGGACGTGGCGACCGGTAAGGCCGGCGCTCCCGTGGCGATCCTGGGCATCAGCAAGCTCGTCGTGCAGACGGCGACTTCGATCGTGCAGGGTAGCCGACTTACCCTCGGCAACGCTGGCGGTGCCGTCATCGCTGCAACGGGTAACCAGCAGATCGGCATCTGCTATACCACGGGCACCATCGCCGCCGGTGACTGGATCGATGTCTTTTTGACGCCCGGGCAGATCGCCCCGTAGCCCTGAAGGGAGTGAAGTACAATGGTTTACAGTCCCTCAGGTGCTGGTAACGTCCACATCGATGAAATTCTGACTAACATCAGCATCGCGTGGCCGAACAGTGCCAACATGGCTGGCGCCGCGCTATTCCCGTCTGTTCCTGTCAAGAAGCAGTCGGACAAGTACTACATCTTCGGTCGCGAGATGTGGCTTCCGGAGGCCGGCGACGTCCGTGCACCCGGCACCGTCGCGAACGAGATTCCGGGTCTCCAGGTGTCGGTTGACACCTACTACGCACAGGAGCACGCGCTCCAGGTGCCGGTGACCGACGAGGAGCGCGAGAACAGCGACGCGCCACTCGCGCCCGACCGCGATGGTACGGAGCTCGTCACCAAGCGCATCATGCTTGGCCGTGAGCTGCTGATGAAGACCCTCGCGACAACCGCTGCGAACTACGCTTCGACGAACACCACGACCCTCTCGGGTACTGCACAGTGGAACGACTACGTGGTGTCCGACCCGATCGCGAACCTCCGGACGGCGAAGTCAGCCATCCACGCTCGCATCTTCGAAGAGCCCACAGTGGGCGTGATCCCCTACCAGGTCATGACGGTGCTGGAAGACCACCCGGACTTCCTCGAGCGCATCAAGTACTCCGAGCGGGCAATCTTCTCGCCGGAGCTTCTGCAGGCGGTTCTGGGCTTGGGCAAGGTCGTCGTGCCCGGTTGCGGCTTCAACTCCGCGAACGAGGGCCAGCCGACCACGCTCGGTTACCTCTGGGGCAAGGACGTCGTCCTGGCTTGGGTTCCTCCGCGGGCAGGCCTGCGCATTCCCGCGTACGGCTACGAGTTCACTTGGGGTCGGCAGTTCGTCGACCGTTGGCGCGAAGAGCAGCGCGTGTCGGACCTCATCAGGTGCCGTCGACGCTATGACCTCAAGCTCACCGCTCTTGGTGACGCGGGTACCGCAGATGCCAACAAGGCCATCGCCGGCTACCTCATCAAGAACGCGATTGCGTAAGGGAGACGGACATGGCACAGAAAGCATGGGCGGCCACAACCCGCATCGAGCACGGCGACCCTGAGGGTCTCAAGAAGGTTTTCATGCCGGGAGATATCGTGACCGGCCCGAGCAAGGAAGAAATGGCCCAGCTTTGGGAGGCCGGCGCCCTGGAGGAAACTGTGGTGGCGGACTCCAATAGTGACGCGGCCGATTCTACACCTGAAGGTGACACTCCTGCTGGCGTCGGAGTCGACACCACGAGTCCGGACGTCACGGTAGTGAAGAGTGCCACTGGCAAGCCTGTCGCGGCGGGCGAGTCGACCACTCCCACGGGAACCGGAGCGTAACCGGCTAATAGGGTGTAGCGATGGCGGGCTGCAGATTCTTTGGACGGAGAGTCTGTAGCCCGTCAGGGACTTGAGGAGGAGGGGTTGTGGCTAGGATAACTGAGCGCGAAGCGCAGGCTTGGGCCGAGGGTACCAAGCTGACTATCCAGGACCCCTTTACGGATCAGGACTTGGCGCTGCTTGAGCAGCTCGAGGAAGAGGTACTCGCTCGTGTGGCAATTGCTTATCCCGACCAGACCACGTGGACGGATGCCACTACGACGCCGAAGCTTGTGCGTGTCGCTATCACGAAGCTGTTCGTGGCGTGGTACATCCGTAGGCAGTACAGCGAGAACCTCGAAGACGGTGACGCGGCTTACGCCGAGCAGCTGGAGAGGAACGCTGAGTCGATCCTTACGGGGATCGCGGATGGCACGATCGACATCCCAGGTGCAGACCCTCCCTCAGCTATAGGTCCCATCTTCTACCCTACGGACGGCTCG